GGGCTTGGAGACATAGCTGGCGGAATAAGTACTATCGCAGGCGGTGTTGGCAACATTGCGGGAATTGCAGGCAGTTTGGGATTGACAGGAACAACCAGCGGCGGCGTAACACACGTGCCAACCAAGAGCAGTTATAGTGTGACACTGCAACCAGTGTACAGCAGAAATAGTTCTCGAAACTTTAGCCTTGATAGATTTGTTGGCGGCGGCTATCTTAATAATTCATTTGGATATATTTAAAATGTCAGCAACATACACCAGTACTAGTCCGTGGTTCAATACCACTGTAACAAATAACTATTTGGATATTTTTTCAATCAGACCAGTAAGTGCAAGTGCGGATGATATTTTATACACAATTGATGTTAAGTTTGCGTATCGTCCTGACTTGTTGGCGTATGCCTTGTATAATGAACCAAGACTGTGGTGGGTGTTTACTCAGCGTAATCTTGATGTGATACAAGACCCTATATTAGACTTTGTTCCAGGAAAACAAATTTATATTTGCAAACTTAGCGGATTAAAAACTGCATTGGGACTATAACATGGGTGTGTTTGACGATTTAGGCGCAACTATTGCATCAGCTGAAAAAAGTGCAGTATCATTTGTATCAGGAGGAATTGCCAGCGGGTTGTCAGCAGTAACTGGTGCGCTTGGTGGCGCCTTTGCTGGACTTACTGGAGCAGTAACTTCTTTGTTTGGCGGCAATACTGGTGCAGTTCATAGCAATGTGAAATTGCCACTACCAAATCCATTGTTTGATTATGCAACTTATAATTACGTTATAGGGTTGGCATCTATAACAGATAAATTTTTAAACGATCCAGACAACACTTATCGCAAAGGCATGCGAGCAGATTTGATTTGTAAATCTGCCAGTATAGATCCCAACAACAGAATAAAAACAGCATACGGTTCTTTTGAGTTTTATATTGACGATGTAAAAATACACAGTCAAATAGGACAAGAAGCAGGAGCAAATACCAATGCTGTTGGTACAATAACATTTAAAATTATTGAACCATACAGCATGGGCATGTTTCATTTGGCGTTACAAACAGCCGCACAAAAAAACGGACACAAAAATTGGAATGAATCTCCGTTTTTATTAACCATTGACTTTAGAGGCAACACACAAACAGGCACAATGGTCAATATTCCAGGAACCAGTAGACAAATTCCAATTACATTTTGCACTATGTCTATGAAAGTTACTCAAGAAGGAGCAGTGTACGACTGTACCACGTTGGTTTACAATCAGCAAGCGATCTCAGATGCTTATAACAAATTTAAAAGCGATCAAGCCATTAAGGGAAAAACAGTACAAGAGATGTTGCAGACTGGAGAAAAAAGTCTCCAAGCAGTTCTTAATCAAAAATTAAAAGAAGTGGCAGAAGCAAACGGGATAGCCAAACCGGATCAGATATTGATATTGTTCCCGCAACAGGTGGCTTCGAGTTCGACTTCATCTAACTCAACGGATGCTTCTAGCACATCTGATAAAGCCACAGTTGATCCGTCGATGTCAGTTGACAGCGGCCTGTTAGACAGATTAAAAGTATCACAAAGTGGCAAAGATTCTAACTTGATACAGAGCTCAACTACAGTAAATGTTATCGGACAATGTAAGATGGGATTTGATGAATTACGGAAAGGCGACTCGCCAGTGGGTAAAGATAATCAAGTGTATGATAAAGAAAAAAAAGTAAATGTTCCTGCTAAAAATTCTGTGGACCCAGAAATTACCAACATGAAGTTTAGACAAGACACTGATATTTTAAATGCAATTAGTCAAGTGATCATGCAAAGTACATTTGTTAATAGCACATTGGATAAATCGCAAATTACTCCTGAGGGATACAAAGATTGGTGGAACATAGATGTACAAACATACACCAACGGAGATGTGAACAAAGCAACTGGGCAAAAACCTAGACTCCTAGTATATCGTGTAATACCGTATCAAGTTCATGCCAGTTCAGGTGTAACAGCTCCCAACGTGAAACCACCGGGGTATGAAGAACTTAAGAAGCAAGCAGTTAAACAATACAATTATATCTATACAGGAAAGAACGTAGATATTTTGAAATTTGAAATCAATTACAATGCAAACTTTCAAAATTTAATGCCAGCAGACGGCGGCAAGAACACACAAGATAAAAGTAATCCAGGCGACGGTGCAGCTGAACCAGCAAATGATGTTGATATTAATACTTTGAGTAAAGGATCAGCACCATCGTCTAAACCAGGAACAGCATCTACATCAGTTAGTTTTATTCAAACATTATTCAAAAGTGACAAATTGGGTGGTGGCGGCGCAGAAACTGAGGCAACTCGTGCAGCAAGGGCGTTTAATGACAGTTTGACCAAAGGTACAGACATGATAACCTTAGACATGGAGATTATTGGTGATCCGTATTATATTGTTCAAAGCGGTGCCGGCAATTACACATCTAAACCTACACAATATTACAACTTGAATGAAGATGGTTCTATGAATCATCAAAGCGGAGAAGTAGATATCTTAGTTAATTTTAGAACCCCCATAGATATTAATCAAACATCTGGTTTGTATGATTTCAGTAAAGGCCCAAGTGCTCCAGTAGAATTGTTTAGCGGTTTGTATATGGTAAGAATAATCGACAGTACATTCAGCAAAAATCAATTTAAGCAAGTATTGCAAGTACAACGACGTCCCCTACAAGAATTAGAAGGTCCTGGCACAACCAATGGTGTATTGTCTACTAGTGGTAAAACTACACCTAGACCCGACCCAGGAGTAACGCCTCCAACGGAGTTGAGATCTCTTGAAGAAATCAACGCCGGAAAAGATTTAACAGAAGATATTCCTTAATAAACAACCATATGGCAAATACTGATAAAAGTTATAGTAGTACAGATCAACCCGATCCAAAACCGGGTCCGTTCATGGCCAAAGTGGTCAGTAATATAGATCCCACATACATGGGTGTACTTGAGGTTGAGATTTTGAGACCAGTCGGATCAACGGACTCCGAAGGTCAATTGCATCAAGTAAAATACATGAGTCCGTTCTGGGGTCAAACCAGTGTGCTCTACAACAGTCAAAACAACGATTATGATGGAACTCAAAAAAGTTATGGCATGTGGATGGTACCTCCTGATGTGGGAGCCATTGTGATGATCGTGTTTATTGACGGTGATCCAAGACGCGGGTACTGGATGGGTTGCATACCAGATGAAAATATGGACTTCATGGTTCCGGGTCTTGCTGCAACTGGATACAATGTTGAAGGTGGATTAGATACACCGCTCGGTGATCATGCAGATCGTGTTCCAGTTGCTGAATACAACAAAACACTGGATGAAAATAACACTGCCAGAAACTCAACAACAATAAACAAACCTTTACATCCGTTTGCACAACGTCTTGCTGATCAAGGATTGTTGATGGACGACATTAGAGGAACAACCACCAGCAGTGCCAGAAGAGAAGCACCCAGCATGGTGTTTGGTATCAGCACTCCGGGCCCGCTTGACAAACAAAGCAATTCCCCTGTTGGTAATTACGGCAAAAGAGAACATGTGGTCACTGGTGCTCCTATCAGTAGACTGGGAGGCACAACATTTGTCATGGATGACGGAGATGACAAATTTTTACGAAAAACTGCACCTACTGACGGCCCTCCTGATTATGCAAACGTGTTGGAAGGCGGCACAGACGGTGATGTCACCATGCCACACAATGAATTATTTAGAATTCGAACTCGAACTGGTCATCAAATACTTTTTCATAACAGTGAAGATCTAATTTACATCACCAACAGTCGTGGAACAGCATGGATAGAATTAACTAGTGATGGCAAAATTGATATCTATGCACAAGACAGTATCAGTGTTAGAACACAAAACGATTTGAATTTTTATGCTGACCGTGACATCAACATGGAAGCTGGCCGCAACATAAACTTAAAAGCAACCGATGCTGCTGGGCTTGGCGATACTACCGCTGCTGGCAGAATACAGATAGAAGCAGTTGGTGATTTTATTAGAATTGTAAACGGCAATGTGTTTACACAAACTGACGGCACTAGAGATGACACCATTGCTGGAGTAGTGACTCAATCATTTGAATCCACATGGGATGTTACCACTGGCGATGCTGTTAACATAACAACTGGCGGAGATCTTAATCTCAACGTAAGTGGTGCAAGTGTTGTTAGTAGCTCGGGCGACTTTACTATCAGCGCAGCCAATACGGCCATAGACGGCGGCAATATCAATTTCAACTCAGGCATTGCGGGACCAGCTGGCACTGCAACAGCCGCAACACCACCAAATCCTTTACCTACTATCGATAACCCAACTGAAGTAGACGGAGTAACACTAACCAGTATTTTACCCAGAATACCTACA